TAACTTTACCAGAAGCAGTTACTTTTTGGAATACACCTTTATTATATTTATAATATCTATATTCCGGTTTAATCCTAGGATCAGATACTAAATCTTTCATATCACCACCTAGACTGGTATATCTCGCTTCTATGGTTGGGATATCAAATGCTATATTCCATATAGCTAAGAAGTCTGGTTGCCAGTCATGAACAGTTTTAAAAGCATGCTCTATAACTTCTTTTTCTGTTTTACATACATCGTATGTAAGCTGAACTTCTTTTGCTATTTTTTCATCTGGAAAATTAGCTCTTGCTAATCGTTCCAGCTTCTCTTCAACTCCATCTTTAAATGGTAAAAAGCTTTCTAATATTGTAGTATAGATTCGATCTTCTAAACAAACAGAAATTAGTATTATTTCATCTGTTAAGGTATTTGTCTCAATATCTAATGCACATACTATGTTAGGCGATGACATATTAGGATATTGTTTAATATATTTATACATTAATTCATCAGAGGCTTTAACATCAGTTCCGTATAGATAAGGAGAGTTAGCTAACATTCTCATTTGTGTACACCCTCTAAATTGGTCTCCCAGCCTAGATGCTGCAACTTTTGCTAATTCAGTTTGGGTTGCTTTATAATGATTTAATCTTCTAATATCCTCAGTCTCTTTCTTTTGTTTATGATCACGATAGTTTTCTTTAGTAATCCAAAAAGATCTCAAGTAGTTTTTAATTGGCCTTAGATTCCTAACCATAGTTCCATCGTTATAGTGCCAGACTTCTTTTACATAATGCATATCTGGTATATTAAATTGTTCATTACCCATAACATGTGTTACAAACTTACACTCTTTTCCTTTTAATCCTCCATGTATATCAGCATTGGGAGAATTCATCATTTCAGAGGTTCGATTAAGTTCCATTTTATTTTTCCTTTATGTTGTTTGTCTTACAATTTACCTTAGTCTTAGAATTAAATATCCCTGAAGTTAACCAATATATAATAAGGAGAATACCCTATGAGTAAACTTTATAAGATTTCAACAGAGGCTAAAAAAGTCGATGAAGCTATAGCTGCAAAGCATCTTGTACTTCCATTGTCTAAGATCATCGGAGTAATTAGAAATGAAGATGGCGAAGTTCTTGATGAAAAACAACCATTATTAAAAGATGGATTTTACTTTGTAAAATTTATTAAAGAAGAGAAGTCTGTTAATTATACAGCAGCATCTACAACATTTACTTTTAAATGTGACCTTAAAGAAAAGAAATTGCCTTATGAGCTTAAGACACACATTAGAGCAGTTGAAGAGACTCAGTTTGGAGAAAAGAATCTTGGTGCTATTATAGATTCTGATTTTATTTTTGCAGATAGCGATCTTGAATATTACATAGATTTTACAGATAAAGTAGTTTATGCAGTTGATAATCAAGATGTTGAAACAGAAGCAGAAGTTCTTGACGATGTTAATGTTCTATTAGAAGATCCAAGAACAGTTGCATACCATACAGAATATCCAACCGAAAAAGACGATTGGTCAGAAGCACTTGGCATAGAGAAACCAGAAGAGCCAGAAGAGCCGAAGGAAGAACCTAAACCAGAGGATCCAAAGAAAGAAGATCCGAAGCCAGAGGAACCAAAAGAAGAGCCTAAAGAAGAGGAACCTAAAGAAGATCCGAAACCTGAACCTAAGCCTGAGCCAAAACCAGAATTTAAGCCAGAGGTAAAGAAACCAGAAGTTAAAGAGCCTTCTGATGATAAATCTAAATCTTCTAAAAAACATAAAGTAATTGGTATAGTAGCAGCAGTTGTTGTACTAGCAGTTATTGTTGGTCTTGCTATATATCATATGTAATAAATTAATTTTAAACAACTTAAGAGTAGTAGAGCTAAATGTTAGCTCTACTACTCTATTTTTAAAATGCATATTTTTTACTACCACTAATATCTATACGTTTTAATCTGTTTTCACTATTAATCTTATCTAGCATATCTTGTAAGTTAAACGAAACTATGAAATCTTTATCTAATGTATTATATAATGCTTTCGTTTTAGCTATCAATTGTTGCGTTATATATGGATCTTCACAGCGTTTAATTCTATCTAAATAAACATCTATAGTATCTTTAGTTTGTTTTTGTTTAGCTTTCCTATATTCTTCTACAGGCCCACCATTCTCTTCGGTCATACTTAGCTTTACTCCAGCTAGTATTTTCTCTTTATCGATACCATAAAGTTCGTGATTTTTAGCCTGTGTAAGGAAGAAAATAGATAAAAGTGATGCTATACAGTTATGCACTAGTATATTGTTAGCAAAATACTCGTGAGTATCTTTTATAGTAAGATTATACACCAATTCCAAGCGCGGCTTTTTCTCGTTGGATTTTATATATTCTTCCTCCTTTTTTACCAGCCGCAACATGTTGTTTATGCTGGTCTTCTTTAGGGGTAGTTTCACGCCAGCGCTTAAGGCCTTGAGATTTTTTACCATTTTCTTCGTACAATTTTTTAGCCAAGTCGGGATGTTTATCTCTCCACTCTTGCAGATATTTCCCTTTATTTTGTTTTGTTCGTTCAATATTTTTAAGCTGTACTTCCTCTGCGAATGGGTGTCTTCGCATATGATCGGAGGCTGATAAGCACTCAAGGTTACTGATGTCGTTATTAAACGTATTTTCGTCTTTATGATGGATACAATATCCTTCTGGTATTTCACCAACTTCGTCCATATAGATTTGCCTATGTAGCGCAACTGGGATAGTTTTCCATTTATCATGTTTCCAGTAATAAACTCTATGCTGCCTTCTTGTCGTATTTGGGTTTCTAATATATCTTTGGCCTTTATAGATAATAATGTCCCGGATGATAAAGGGTCCAACTTTTTCGATTTCTCGTTGAAGTTCCATATGTAAACCTCACTTTCATCTGTTAAATCTTCAAAATTTACAATTCCATTTGGTGTTATAAAAGGATGGTTAGGTGTGCCAGTTAGTCCATACTTTGATATTACTTCTGCTTCTCTATGTATGGTTGCTAAGACAGGCTTATACCCATCTCTTGTTAATACCATATCTCCGACTTTTATATCTTTAATAGGAATATTACCTTTTGAAGTCAGGATAAGTGTGTCTCCTATAAAACATAAATCGTCATGACCATTAGCAGGGTGGTCTATACGACCATTTTTTACGATTAAAGACTCTAATTCTGTTACTAGATCTTCATCTCTTGTTAGATGTGCTGTATATTTCATAGTAAAGTTAAATACTGTACCGTATAGGTTATCACGACTATTCTTACCAATACCAGATGTTCTATAGCCAAACTCTCTTCTATACTTGTTATACCATTCATTTAGGTTCCAGCCTTTACTAATGCTTCCCCAAGCGGTCTCATAGTCTTGTCTAACATCTTTTTCGTCTACGATATAGTTAAATATCCTAGTAAATGGATTAATGCCTTTACTAATAAATATTTGTGCTATGGTATCTATAATCGCCACGCCTGTTGATTTCGCTTCAGGAACAAAAGTTACGTTAGGGTATTTAATCAAGAAGTTAGCTACAAAGTTACTTAATGTAAGTACGTTAGTTTCGTTAATTAATGCAGTGCAAAGAACTTCTCCAGTAACAACATCTCTACCACAGAATGTAGTATTGTCATTACCTATCATTTCAGAACTATCCATACCTAAAACCATCTGTCTACCATTAAGGCCATTGTTAACATCTTCTTCTGGTATATACCAGTTCATAACGTAACCTTCGGTACTTATATCTATGTAAGATTTACTAACTATAGATTCTCTTAGCTTAATAAGATTCTCTTTAGAGATAGGGGAAGCAGCAGTACCTTGTGACCACTTATTCAAGAAGTCGGCTTCTGCTCTATCACCAGTAGCATTTGCTTCTAATATTCTCTCTTTTAACCATTGGTCTGTTTTACCTAGTTGTCTATGGTTAAACTCTATCAGAATACTAAAGTTACCTCTACGAGTATTTTTTCTTACAGTACTCTCTAACTCTTCATGTGTTGGTAGATCTAAAAACTTCTCTGTCCATCTACAACAACTATCGTAGATAGATTTAGCATAAGCACCTTCTTCTGTATTAACATATCCAGGAGTTGTAGTATACGTGTTGTAATAATGTGATCCAGAGTTTTTAGCATTCTCACGAGCAGCACCAGTAGCAGCCAATGCTGTCTCTAGAGATTCTTTAATATGTGGAATGAACGCTAACTCGTCTACCTGTAATATAGCAACAGTAAGACCACGACCTACTTTCATAGCACCAGCTAATGTAGTTTGTCCAACAACAGTATCCAATCTATTTTGTAAAGCATTGATTGTTATATTCTCAGTGTTATTACTATCTGATTTATCTCTAGGGTTAATATACCAAGGTAGTAAATCGAAGATAGCTTTAAGTCTTTCAATATTCGATACCCTTAGTCCATTATCTTTAGTAAATAATACCATCTTAATATTGTTACCACCAGCTATTAGAATATAGACGTTACAACTATCTGCAACAACAGATTTACCAGTTTGACGTGGCATAATGATCATAGTTGTTAAATGGTTAAAACAACACCATAGATAAGCAATGTTAGCCCTATTAGCTATAAAGCTAACTCCATTAACAGTACCAGAAGCCGGGATCCTTATAATCTCCCTAAAGAAGTACCATGGGTTCTCGGCTATCTCTTGTCCGATAGCATTGATTTGGTCTTCTGTTAGATCATCGCTAAAAGGATCGACATCAGCGAGATCAGGATTATGTAAAGCTAATAAAAAAGCATGGTTCTGAATACCCATAGACTTATAGATTTGCGCTACTCTAAGAAAACTTTTATTCTTAGTAGTAACATGCACTATAGCCTGTGGGTAGTTAGACCAGTCACTACTTCTTAATATTCCACTCATGTTTATCCTTATAATGTCTTGTCACGAGAACATTATTCTCTTAGGAAATAGCTCATAATTGATTATTTAACTAAAAAGGATTTGAAATGTCAATGACAACAAAAGATATAGATAGATTAGCAGAAGTTTATAAATCGTATTCATTTTTAAGTAGAGTTATATTCTTATGCTATCCAGGATTAGTAAATGAAAATCTTATCTCTTATTTTAGAGATAATTTCTTAGCTATTACTAAAGCTAAGTATCGTCAAGAGTCTGATATTTTAACATTACGACCTTCTGATTTCCCAGAGCTTTATCTTAAAGATGACGAAGATAACGAATACATAATCAAAGACTATTTCAATACTTATGCTAAAGCTGTTGAAATGTCATTATTAGCTTCATCTGGTAAGATTAATATCGTAGAATGGGTACCTGGTCTACATGAGCGCATATATAAAGATAACTATAAAGATAATAAGATTATTCAAGTTCGTCCAGGTAAAGACCAAAAAGCTATGTACATGCGATACCTACTAGATACACATGAGTATAAAACTCTAAATATGGTTTCAGATACTTACGAAGAGTGGATACGCGATATGCAGCGTGAAGGTGAAATCAGATTACATCAGTTTCAAGAAGATTATGAAACCCTTACTATAAAAATTGGTGCTAAAGATGAAAAACAAAATCAAATACTTGGTTCTGAGTGATATACATTTAGGACACCCTAAGAACCATACTGAAAACATAATTAATAACCTTAATGATTTTTTCATTAAGTATACTAAAGAGCTAAATGATATAGATATTCTCTTTATAGCTGGAGACGTATTCGATAGATTGCTTTCTAGTAGATCTATAGAATATCGTCTTATTATGTCATGGCTATCTAATGTTCTTTTATGGTGTAGAGATAAAAATGTAATATTTAGAATACTATATGGAACACCTAGCCATGATAATGATCAAATAGCTAGTTTTACAGAGATCGCTAAGAAGTTAGCCCCTGATGCGGATTATAAATATGTTAATACACTTTCTATAGAGAAAATTGATAAATTAGGTATCTCGGTTCTCTATGTTCCAGATGAATGGAGACATGAAGCTACAGACACTTATAAAGAAGTTCTTAATCTTCTTAAAGAGAATCAATTAGCAGAAGTAGATATTGCTATTATGCATGGTTGCTTTAGGTTCCAAATGCCGATATTAGAAGGTATGAAATTTATACATAAAGAGTCTGACTATTTAGATATTGTAAAATATTATATCACCATTGGTCATATTCATACACCTAGTGCTTATGAACGTATATTAGCTCCTGGTAGTTTTGATCGTTTAGCACATGGCGAAGAAGAAAATAAAGGCGCTTTACTTTGTGATATCTATGCTGATGGTAAAATGGACTTTAAATTCTTAGAGAATACTAAAGCAATGGT